CAGATTCAAGTATCAGTTTCAGACGGCGTAAATCCACCATTTGATACTCGTGGTTTTACAGTTGCACCAACTGCGAGCAACGTTGACAATGAGATACGGTTGATTCACCCATTGCCTGGTGCAATTGTGAATTCAAAGTTCGGCCCACGAATGCACCCAATTTACCATGTGATGAAGGCACATACTGGGATTGATTTGAAGTATCAAGATCGCTCTACGAGTGATGTGATCGCCGCAGGTGACGGTGAAGTTGTGCTTTGTGGCGGGAACCCAAGTTCCGGATATGGTCTTCGTGTTTGGATCAAGCACACCACTTCGGCTGGCGCTCAACTTTGTACAACCACTTACAACCACTTAGCCAAAATCTACGTGACCCAGGGACAGAAGGTCATGGCTGGTCAGAAGATAGGCTATGAAGGCAGCACGGGCGCCAGCACAGGTAACCACTTACATTTTGAAGTAAAACTGCCTGACGGCAAGTTCGTTGATCCAGTACCTTACATCAGCGGAACACTCGTCGTTGCTGATAAGACCCTTTCAAACGGTGATGCTGATGCTTCGCACTTGAGCACATCAACAGGTACCGCGTCACTAAGTGCTGCCGAAGTACAGGCCAGACAGGCTTCTTGCACCGCGTTTGGTCCATCGTATCCACAAGCACAGCCACCAGAAACCACAGATTCCGTACCAACTGTTCCAAACACGGATCCATTTGCGCGGGCGTGGTACTTCATCATGACACATGAGGTTGGCCTGTTCTGGACTGCTGCTTACCCATCAGATCCAGAAGTTCAAGCAGGTCTGATCAACACGCCTGAGCAACGCAAGAAGGTCGGGTATGTGAATACACCAAATTATCCAGGTGGTGAGACGAAGTTTGGAATTGCGCAGAAGCCGAACCCACGCATGCAGGTCAGAACAATGATCTATGACGATGCTCGTCTCACCGGCTTCAATAATTACTGGAAGAGTAACCGTATGCCTTGCGTTGATAAGTCTGAACGTGTTGCAATCATGCTCATGGACATGAACTATCTTCATGGTGATGGAAACTCCAAGAAGATTTTCCAGAACTCCGGCATCACATCAAGCGCTAGTGATAGTGATAGTACCCAACTTGCGCATGTACAGCTTCTCTATGAGGCACGTGTAGCTTTCATCAAGGGCATCCCACGCCCAGAGTTTCAAAAGGGGTGGCTCAATAGAGCCGCCGATTGTCTAACGTACGTCCAATCATTCTAATCATGCATCCAACACATCCAAACTATCAAAACAGTCTGACACCAGAGGTGTTGAACATGTTCAATGCTCGTGACATAGATGGTCTGACAAAGTACTGTCTAGATCTCACGAAGGCATTCACTGAAGAACACCGTGAATGCATCAAAGACCAAGCACACTTCCGTGCAGATCTTGGGGTGCTCCTGCTTTCCATTGGCTTACTTGAGAGCCTCACTGGTGGTAAAGCTTGCATGCTGCTCTGTGACTTCGTGAACTTCTAATGGGGAACATTGTTCGCATCGGTGACTCTGTCTCGTGCGGTGATCACAGTGCTGCGGGGTCGGCGAACGTCTTTTCAAACGGAATGCCGATCACTAACCAAGGTGCGAACGCCACGACGGGGCATGGTTGTTTTCCACCTACGGTGTTCATTGATGGGTGGAGTACGACCGTGTTTGTGAACAACAACCCCGTGGTCTTGCAGGGTAGAACCAGAATCGCGACTCACTGCTGTGGTAATTCTTGCCATGACGGGGTAGCAAGTTCAGCTTCACCTGATGTATCAATCGAGCAATAATGCCACTGAACGTCAAGAAGGATTACGCGTTCGTTCCTACAGCAGTAGGTCCAGTGCGCCTCACCACTAGGTCATCTCGGCGAAGTCGCCTTTGGGCTGGTGGTTCTTTTTGGCGGTCTATTGCTCGTGGAGCGGGTCAAAACCAGATTCAAATTTCCTGTGTCGAAGATCTCACAGACACACAGAACCCACAGGGTCTTCTTGTAGTGTTCAACACGGGGTTACTTGCAAGTGAGAATATTTTCGCCGACGGAATTTCTGCAGCACAAATTTCTCTCTATGACTTGAGCTTAAATTGGGATGAAGAGATTCGGATCACTGTTCAAAATGGGCTCTTCACGGCGAAAAGAGTAGGCATTAGGTGGCAGATAGGCGGCGGTGAGACGAGCACTGATATTGGCAACCCGGTGCAGGGTAAGGTCTTCACCGGCTCTGGTGTGAAATGTAAGATAGATAGTAACCCTGGCTCCTGGCCGCCCGGAAGCACCCTGTATTTGCGGCCCAGAGTACGCCGGTACCCCCTGGTGGTGGCCAGCGTCACCCTGCCGGAAGAGACAACGAGCACTATTGGCTGGAACATCGAGGAGCTCCGGGCCTCATTAAATGGTTCCGACCCATGGGTGACAATGCCAACTCGCCCTCAAGTTGAAATCGTAACAACGGTGACTCCTCCTGGCCCGCCAACCGGTGACGGTGGAACAGGAACCCCAGGCGGCACAACACAGACGATCGTGCACCACACGGATGGACCTCATGCGGACAGCATGGACCATGGTGAAGATTACTTCGTGCTTGCGGCATTTGACCTGACGAATATGACAGGTGGGGACGGGTTACCCGCAAACCCTGTCGGTCTGAACACAGGTCCAGACCGATCATTGGTGCATTTGAATTACTCAGAACTCGACGATGGGTCACTTGGTCTCTTGAACCAAGTATTCGAGTGGGTTGGAGATACGGTGTCTAGTGGATCTTGGCAGCGGTATTCTTAATCACAAATTCTTGTGTGCTCACCAGCTGACTTGGAGCTTCACGCTCTGTGTGCCGTTATGGTGCACGATCCCGGTCTTGGTCAGCACATTGAAGCCCTGTGCACCAAGGCGCCCCAGAATTTCTGAGAGAGCAGGCTTGAGGTGTGCGGGGGTGAAACGCAGTTCAACTGCAACGGCGCTCTCACCGAGAATCGCCGCGTTCTTTAGTGATTGGTTCAGGTCTTCAAGAGCGTAACGAACCTCTTGTTCAACCTCGGCGCGGCCTCGAGACATAGCACGAAGATCTTTGGCGTTGTACAACATCAGAAGCTCCCATGAAGGACATGAGTCCAGACAAATTTTCCGATCCACGCGAGGACCGCAATGCCGATGCCGATTTCCCAGGCCAGGCCGATCAGATCCGTTTCACGGAGCCACTTCAGGAATTTCATATCAGCCTCGTGTGCCGCGTTCAGCGAAAAAGGAAGTGATGTGCGGAACCAACACGTGCTGTGGCTGGTCTTCCAGATCGGCGCAGAACGTGCCCAGATCTACAGCAACCTCTTCATCGCTGACCTCGTGGAAATCAAAGCCATTGTCGAGCCCGTTTTGCAAGGCTTCATAAACCAGAGTCTTGAGGTCCATGTTCTCACCAGTTTGTTGACGATGAGAAACTATAACACGTTCAGATAGACCTGAAAAAGAAAAGTGTAACGCGGTTACATTTCAAAGAACCATTCCTTGAAGGTTCCTTGGTAAGCATTTGGATCATACGTCCAGTTCTTGAGCTTGAAGTTCAACTTGATTTGTTCAAGTGAACCAACCATCACGTGTGACAAGGCCGTCACAAAGTGCGGTGTTGCTGGATAGATCACTAGGGTCCCTTGAACAGGTGTCAGACTGAAGTTGAACGCTGGAAATTCAAGCTTCCCACCATAGACTTCAATGCGCGGATCCAGCGGAACTGCGGCGTGAAAGGACTTCAACCAAATGAAGCCTACCAAATCAACGTCTTTGATCTTGGTCCACTTCTTTCGTGAGAACTTTGAATTCTCACAGCCTAATCCTTCAGCTGGAACTGTTGGATTTTCAAAGTACTGTTGGAACAATGCAGTTGGTTCACCATTCAGAGTTCCACCGTAGCGACGCTCAAGCAATGGCGTGAGTGCATCAAGTTCTGACATGATGTTCCCAGAAAGTTCTACTGGAACATACCGTTCGTACTTGATTGGTTTGCCCATTGCATCGGTGTTTGGCTTATTCAGCGCCAATGCCTTCACGAGTTGTTCGCATTGCAGAGGGCTAATGAAATTTTCTACAATCTCGAATGGGGAGCGCGTCATTTGTTTTCCGTAGAAATCATCCGCGTAGGATCTGACGAGTGTTTTGACGAGATTCAGCTTCCCAAGTCTTTTGTCGAGCTCGAACTTCGCTGACTGAAAGGGTCAAGCCTTCGAATTGAACGTAGGCCTGCCCTTCTAGAATTCTTCCGCCAATGAACGTTTTCAGACGTTGCTGCTGTTCTGTAGTGAGCTGTGAGATATGGGTATATTGTACAAGCATGATATTCTTTATTTGAAGACGAACACTGGGCCCTTGAGCGATTGTGGGGTTGTTTCCTTACCATTCCTGCCCATAAGCTTTCCACCGTGGTACTTGTCATCATCGGCAGTCTTACCAAGTTCCAGCACACCCTTAACTTCAAACGTGCCAAGTTTACGGAACGTTTGATCATGATAGCCCGCACTTTTAACTCCAAGATATTCCTTGGCATCGCCGTACGATGTAATGAACACGGGGAATTTTGTCTCGCCATTGTCAGCGTGCCGAGCACAAATGAGAATGGATCCCTTGTCGCCCATCTCTTTGCGGATATCCTCAGCATTTACGCTACCCTTGTCGTACAGGACTTTAGTAGCTGGAAGCAGGGCCCAACCATCTGGAATTCGACCTTCCATCAAACTGAATGACTCTTTAAGCCAATCATGGCCGACGCGGAGAATTGGAGTTTGTACAGCTTCCTTAATCTTCACATCAGCGTAACGCGCCTGAAGATTATCAAATTGAATCTGAACATTGTTCACAGGGTGAGACTTGTCGGCGGGCCAGAATGAAAAATGGCTCTCACCAATTGCATATGCCGTCTTTTCACCAGCCATCAACCCACTTGGGTGGAGTTCAATGGAGGAACCATCAACAACCTCAACAATGATTTCTTCACCATCAATTAGAACCTTCAGCGCTTCGGAAGTAACTTCTTCCTCATCATCTTCGTCATTTTCAGG